AATCACCATCCACATCATCATCTTCCTGAGGATCAACAACAGGTGTTGATTTAGATGCTCCTCCACCTATGGTTTCTTCAGTAGTTAAGTTTGATACCCACTTTTTAGAATCGCTATCCCAACGTGGAACTTCACCTCTTGCAACCATCTCTAAATAATCTTCACCCTTTTTAGAATAAACATCAGACCATGTTAATTCATCGTCTAACCATGTTTTTGCTACATTTGAGTCTTCGTGTAATGGACCCGCATCTTCAGGAATTACTGAGTTGATAACTGTATATTCTTTACCTGTTCCCGCTTTAGTTAAGGTTAAAGATAAAATCAAATCACGACCTTTTTCTGTATCGGTAATATCACCTTTGTTACGGAAAATAGGGAAGATTTTATCAATTACACCATCACCTTTAGCGTTGTGTTTAAATCTCCAAAACTTAGGACCATCTTGTTCGTGGTCTCTGTCAATTACTTTAACAATGTAAAATTTACGAGAACGATATGTACGTGCAGTTTCTCTATCTGATTCCACACCTGTACCCATTAATGCTTCATAAACCTCATTTAATGGTGAGCGTTTTCCCTCTTGTGATGGGTCGTATAATTTTGTCCATTTACCATCCACTTGAACTTCGTGGAATTTCACCTCAACAAATGGAGATGAACCATCTTTTGTAGGAAGAATACGAATACGTCTTTCTTCACCTTTTGAACCTTTAGGAAGTACTGTTGTAAAATACTTCTTCATTCTATCCTCTTGGGATACCTTGTTGTTGTTGCCACTTGTGGCGTTTTTGTTTTTCTCGTACTGTGCAAGTACTGCGTCAAATGTAGACATAAAATTAAAATTTAAATTAAAAAATCATTTATAGTAATAATATACATAAAAAAACCCAGATTGGGAAATCTGGGTTAAAGTATTTTTGAAAAATTTTGTTTCTTATTCTAAAGTTAAAAGATACGATAATTTATTAAGTTCTCCTAACATTTCGTCACGAATATTTAATAAATCAGTATCGACACTATCTATGTCCATTTCTACAAATGCTTTTCTAACGGTAACAATTAAACCTTTCATATCTAACTCAGATAAGTTGTTCATTTGAATTGTTTTATTTTCATCTTCTAATGTAAATCTACCGTATTTTCCCATTGCCGATTCAACAAAAGTATCTATCAAATCACCTAAAGTATCATAGAAACCTCCAAAAGCTTGGTGTCTCGCATAACCTTTGGTTTGCCAATGGTTAATTTTCATTTGTACTTGTAAAGCCAATAAAAAATTAATATTAGAACTTAAATTCATCTTCTTCAGCGTTTGGATTGAATGATGTTTTCAATTCGTCGTTTGAGTAATTTTCAACATCATCTTTAGTTAATACGTATTCGTTTTTACCTGATGCTTGCATTTCACCTTGTTTTTGTGCAAAAAACTCTTGTGGTTTTTGATTGAACGGATAAGAATCTAATGAACGCATTTCTAATTTCTCTTGTGGAGTTTCAGGTTTCATCATTTCAACTTTAGCACCCAATTCGTCAATTTTAGACATAACAGCATCCATTTGAGCTAATTTTTGCTCTAAATCAGTTAATTTGGTAAAAACATCGTCCATTTTACCGATAACCATACTGTTATCTTGTTTATTATTGTCTAAATCATTTTTGATATTTTTAGTCATATTAACTAAATCTGTAATATCGATTTCTTCAGTTGAGTCCATTTCGTCCATTGGTGGAACATCTACAGGTGCATCGGCAGCCGGTGGAACATCCATAGGGGCATCGGTAGGAGCTGCTTCAGGTGCTGGTGGAACATCCACAGGGGCATCGGTAGGAGCTGCTTCAGGTGCTGGTGGAACTTCTTGTTCCATAATCATTTTAGAACCATATTTGTTAATGGCATTAAAACGTTTTACTTCTTCTAATAATTTTTTCTCTAACATAATATTAATCTTGTAATAATTGTCTACCGTCTTGGGTAACGTATCTTTTATTTATTCTTTCAACAATTCCGTCTTTTTCTCTAATTGTGTAACATTCTCCCGTTACTAAATCACATTCTCGTCTTTAACACCTAATTTTTTCATCAAAGCACCTGATAATGCAATACCCGAATTTTCTCTATTTGGACCTATATCAATTGGACCGTTTAATTTTATTGTTTGTGGAATAGCATTATAGTCGTCTTTAGTTATTGAAAAATCGTGTGTTATTTTGAATGGACCCTTTTTTTGTAGTGGATTATAAAATGTTGTTGATACACTATTTTTAAATAAATTATCTACATTCACTTTTGATAAATTAAAAGCGGTTGAATAGAAATAATCTTTTTCGTTTCTCTTTTTTGCGTCAAGCCAATACAAAATAGTCATATTTGGTTTACCTGCAGTAACCTCATTTTTCAACTTACTAATCAATTGCATACTTGTTGTATCTTCTATTGCTAATGTTGGACCTCCCATTTTCACCACATTTGCTCTTAACCATGTTCCTGTTTGGTGTTCTACTAATTGAATATATCTACCTTCACCGTTTCCACCGTATCCATTATAAGGTACTCCGAAGTTAGTATATCCTGCAGCTTCAACTAATGTTTCATTAGGTACGATAATACTTCCTTTATCTAAAGTGAAACTACCTTCTGTAGTTTTAATAACTTGACTTGTTTTCGTTACTTTATCTGCACCATTAACTCTAGATATTGCTCTTTGTGTTAATTTATCAAATAATACTTTATAACTTGATACAAAAGAATCTTTAGGGTCCGGTAATGATGTGTATGGTATTCTTCTTCCTTTAAATGATGTGTTAATTACGTTGTTTCTTATACTGTGATTAACTTCTGTAATCAAATACGAACCTTTAAACATTGGAATGTTTTTTAAGTAGAAAAACATTGTTGGTTGTATCATAACATTCCCCATACATGTTACTTCACATTCATATGATGCTTGTCTGTAATATTCATACAAACCAATATCAACATTATATGCTGAAGAACCTGATTCTGTTTTACCGAGATTTTCTAAAACAACATAAGATTCACTTGTATTTTTTAAAGTAGATTGATTTAATGTCACTCCTTTAAAAATGTTTTGATTTTGGTCACCAAAAC